GGATGGGATGGGATGGGAGAGAGTCCCGCGTTTTCGTTCATCCGTGTCTTTTTCCAATCCTCTCATAGATTAAGCATGCAACCTATGACAGACAAATATGTCAAAAAACTTATCGACAACCTGCCAACCGCCCGATCACCACAGAGACTGGATTTGGTCTTGAACGGAGGAGCTTTCAATGGAAGCTATTTGGCGGGAACGTTGTCCTTTTTGAAAGAAATGGAAAGGAGAGACATGGTGCGCATCGAGAGAATTTCTGGATGCAGCGTCGGGGCCATTGCTGCCCTGTTTTATTGTATGGACTCGTTAGACTTTGTACCGAAATTGTACGACACCATGAAAAACCATTTACGCAGCCACTGCTCACTCGAAGTGCTCAAGACGTTGCAATCCCAGTTGGAGGAAGAAAACCGCATACCATCCGATTTGTGTGACCGTGTCAACGGCAAACTCTTTGTCTGTTATCATGACTTGAAACGCAATAAGAAAGTGGTGAAATCCACGTTCAAAGACCTGAACGACGTGATGGAGTCCATTATTCGTTCCTGTTACATACCCTTCTTTATTGACCACCACATGGTCTACAAGAAGCGGTATATGGACGGAGTACATGCCCATGTCTTCCCAAGAGAGAAAGGAAAACGAGTGCTTTACATTGAGTTATTGAGTTACGATAAAATCGTGCAAAGTGTCAGCATAAAAAACGAAAAAACCAATTTCCATCGAGTGTTGGAGGGATTGCTCGACATCCACAGTTTCTACATGAAACAATCCAACACTTCCATGTGTAGTTTCGTGGACACATGGACCTGGTGGCACCATGTTAATTACTGGTTGAAATTGGTGGTAGAGAGAATGTTGGTGGCAACCGTCATGGCCATGCAGTATATGTCCAAGTTCATTGACAAAGACTTCCGGCAACATATTCTGGTGAAAATAGGCATGAGGGTGTGGTTTGATATCTTTAGCATCTTGATGGAAACTTATTGTTTTTGACAGAAGAGAGAAAAGAAAAAGAAAAAGGGGGGGGGGCGGGGTGTGGTGCAACTTTTGAGTTTGATTTTAGATTAGTAAATCTCCTGCCAGTATAAAAAGTATGGAATCCTCTATTGACATCATTGACCCCACGTTTTCGTTGGATGTGCTTAGTCATGGCCATAGTTATACTGATGACGCCTCTTCCACGTCTTACTTGTATATTGGTGCATTGATTGTGCTTGTCTTAGCAAGTATGTTTGCATACAGGTTCTTCCAAAACAAAAACGATTGCGTTGGTGGGTTTTGCCCCATGGGTCCAAGAGGGAACGATGAAGAGGTCGAAGCAACTGCTTGATTTTATTGAATTTGAATTACTAACAGTTTAAAAACAAATTGCAAATTTCTTTTTAAAAAAAGAGTCCGAATGAATACACCCAACAACATGGTTACCCAGCTTCTCTCTACAGTGTTTGACAAACCTATTGTGAGTGGCTTCGCGCGACGGTTGGAAAGGGAACTGACTGGCATTGTCAACCTGAATTTGTGCAATCCAGAAACCATGACATTCACCTCTCGTGTTGACGCGGTCACCCATGAACACGTGTATACACTGACCATGTACCACAATCATCAGCACAAATGGTACGAATTTTTCTTTGGTAGTCACTATCCCTTCGCTCCTCCGAGGCTACGTATCAATCGCAAATCTTATGAATCCTATATGCGCTTAGGTTCCGCTCATTTCAAGCTTGCATTGGGTACCTATAAAGGTCTACCATGTTTCTGTTGCAAGACCATACTCTGTTCGGATAATTGGACACCAATTCTGCTGCTGAAAGACATCTTCCAAGAAGTGAACAACTTCCAAACAATGTGCCGCCACGTGTCCTTACATGTCATTGTGAACGTCCTCAAACGAAAATACTTGATTGATGATATCAACCTCCTAGAGTGGCTCTTCTAGCATTGCTTGGCTTTATTTGTCAGAGACATCCTTGTAAAAGAGGGTCTTGGGATACACTGTATTGCAGCCATTGCATCGGCACTCTGTCTCGTTGATAAGGTGAAATCGTCCAGCAATATTGGGCAGTTTGTTACGTCCTGCCATGCAGGTTGGACAATCATAGTTGACCGGGGGAGCGACACTCACATTGTTTCCCATGACAAGATGTTGGATATATATTAAAGTATGAATATATTGTCTTTAAATACTTATACACTTATTGTGTTTTCTGATTGCGGTGTTTCAAATACTTTTTTCGGTCTTAAAAGTCGAAGTTGTAGTAGTCGGTAGCAATATTGCGTGTGGCATACGAATAGGCTGGGTTTTGGGGAATAGGAGCAGCCACGGTCACCGGTTCGTATCGCAAGTCTGCGGGTTTCAATGCAAATGCATAGCTGGCACGGTCAAAAAACAACGCATTTTCGGTGAGGAAACTGTCCACCAATTGGTACCGCATGGCCACCATTTGGCAACCAGAGGCACGGCATACGATGCCACTTGGATTCGATGGATTGGCGCCTGCGTCCGGTAACACGATGGTCATATCTCGTTTGTTGTACTCAGTCAGCTCGTTTATGTCAGGGTTGTTCTTGACCCCATAGTAATCGTAGGCACGCATAAACATGGAATTGCTCGTCAAGTTAACAAACTCCAACAATTGCTGGTTCTCGAGGAAGGCTGTGTTGCTGCGGTCGACAATCAAAATCACCTTGCCCTTCAAGTCCAACAGTGGAACGGTGCCCAAATTTTTGCCAGCAATTTCGTAACTGTAGTTCATACCCAACATGAGGTCACCATTCGTCTTGAAAATATCTGCTAGTTTCGAATACATGGCTTGATTGTTGCTTTTAAAACGCAAATGTATGAGCAAGGGGTCGGTCGCATTGGGGCATGTGCCACCAGAGAACGCGTAATTGCGAATGATATCCATGACAGACGCAAAATTCACCGAATTGAATGTTTCCTTGACATGATAACTTGCCGACGTACTGGTTGAGACAACTGGTTGATTGTCAATAGAGTACACTTCAAAGTCCAAACAACGCACGCCCTGCTTGATGACCGCCTTCAAGTTGCACACGTCAACGAAATCGTTTTTGTATGACCCTCCCGAACAAGCGTTGTAAGCCGTTTTGATGTAGTAATCATACAAGTTGCCGCTGCAGTCGGGGTCTTTGGCAGCAATGGCACGGATATTGCCGTCCACACTTGGATACAGTGTATTCATGTAATTGCATTCACTCGCTTCCAACCTCCCCAAATATATCATATACCAAATGAAGATGGCCAAGACCATGAAAATGATGGTGAAAATAATGTACATCTGGAAGTTCTCATCCATGTTTTGAATGTTGCTTAAATAATCGGTTGTTCTTGTTGTACTCATGGTTTTCTCTCCTTTACTTGTTATATACAACTATTATTTTTTTTATAATTTTTAGAAACAATATCCATAATTTTCTCGTTCGAATTCAAGAGAGAAAGAAGCATTAATCATTTTTGTTTAATCATTTATCACAAATAAACAATTAAATATAGTGTTGCCATAATATACAGAAACAACAAAAAAACAAACATGCCTGGAGGATTGATGCAACTCGTATCGCAAGGGCAAGCCAATACAATATTAAATGGCAACCCCTCCAAAACGTTTTTCAAATGTGCTTACAAAAAATTCACCAATTATGGAAAGCAAAACTTTCGGTTGGACTATGAAGGTACACCGCAATTGAACTTGACCACCGAATCCACCTTTACGTTCAAAGTGAAACGGTACGCAGACTTGTTGATGGACTCCTACGTCTGCATTACGCTTCCCAACATTTGGTCACCTATTCTGCCCCCTCAAACATATACGGTCAATGGCGACGAATCCGTGTATTCCGATTGGGCACCCTACGAATTTCAATGGATACAGAATTTGGGAGCGCAAATCATCAGCAAGGTGTCCATCCACTGTGGCAACCAACAATTGCAACAATATTCTGGACAGTATATCTTGGCTTCTGCACAGAGAGACTTTAGTGGGCAAAAGCTAGCACTCTTCAACGAGATGATTGGCAATATAGCAGAGCTTAATGACCCAGCCAATGCAGGAACAAATGTGAATACCTATCCCAATGCCTATTACACCACCAGCCCCGCCGGCGCACAACCTTCCATCATGGGGAGGACATTGTGGATTCCCTTAGGTTCCTGGTTCAGCCTTCTCTCTACCCAAGCCTTCCCGCTGGTGGCACTCCAATACAATGAATTGTGGATAAACATTACCTTCCGTCCGCTCAATGAATGGTTTACTATCCGTGATGTCATGGACTATGCCAACAACTTTCCCGTGGTGGCTCCCAACTTCAATCAATACTACATGCAGTTCTACCGCTTCTTACAGACACCACCGGATGAGACACTGGGACCCACATCGTACGTCGACACCCGAACCAATTGGTTTGCAGACATCAACATGAATTGCACCTACTGCTTTCTCTCGGACGATGAATCTACCTTGTTTGCCAAGAATGAACAGAAATACTTGATTAAGCAAGTGTACGAGAGACCCTACTACAATATTACGGGCCAAAACAAGGTCGACCTGGACTCCATGGGTATGGTCATCAGTTGGATGTTCTATTTCCAACGAAGTGATGTCAACTTGCGGAACCAATGGTCGAACTACACCAATTGGCCCTACGAGAACTTGCCACAAGATATCACTCCTGCACCGACAGACGGAGACTTTCCGAACCCTGCTCTTGTCCCACCATTTATTGGTCCGGGGTTGAACCCCGATGGCACGCTGTCTGGTTTGTATTTGACTGGTGTGTATAACCCACAGAACTTGAAATTGATTTTGGTTGCCTTAGGTATCCTGTTGGATGGACAATACAGAGAGAATATGTTGCCTGCAGGGGTATACAACTTTGTAGAAAAGTATGTGCGGACGGCCGGTTACGCACCCTCCGGTCTCTACTGTTACAACTTCTGTTTGGATACGGACCCATTCAAGGTGCAACCATCTGGGGCCATGAACATGAGCCGGTTCACAAACATCCAGCTTGAATTCACAACCATCTCTCCACCGGCCGACCCGTATGCCCAAGTGCTGACCATTTGCGACCCGACTACGGGGGACATTGTGGGTATCAACAAACCCACTTGGCGTATCTATGGCTACAACTACAATTTATACGTCATGGAGGAGAGAGTGAACATGGTCATCTTTGTGGGTGGCAATGCTGGCTTGCTCTATGCGACATAAATACTTTCATCTCCACATATATATTATTTTTTTTACACACATGACCTATTCGCATGTAAAAAAAATAATATATTATATGTCATCATCAAAGTTAAATTTCGAATCATCAAAGTTAAATTTCGAATCATTAACCATTTGAGTAGTGTTCTTTAAACCTGGGACTGAACCTTGGACTGAACCGTTGACTGAACCTGGGACTGAACCGTTGACTGAACCTGGGACTGCACCTGAGGCTGCATCATCTGTTCTTTCACCAACCATGAGACCCCAAAGTGGGTTCTCTTCTTCTTCTTCAGCAACTTCAGGAATTGTGTATACTTTTTTAGGAATGTTTTTAAAATCTGGGTCCGGTTCAGAGATTAAGCGACCAAAAATGTTCTTATCTGTAGGTAGTTCCATTCTTTTAAACCAAGTCCTAGCCGAAACGCACGACGATTTATTATCTATGTCAGGTCTTCGGTATCCGGATTGTTGAACCTGTATCGTTTCAATTACTATTTTTTTGGGATTCAATAATGTAAATTTTTTGCCTACCCAATCATGAGTGCAAATACATCTCAATGTCATCTGGTTGTCGACCAGTTCTGTTGTTCTCCATATCAGGTGATAGGCTATCTTGTTGTCAACGAAATCATCCACGAAATCTCTGATGGTTTGAACAGTTTGGTTCTGCAATTGGATGTCACTCGCCATTGGAATGTGCAGTTGTTTGGTAACCCCATTTGGTAGTACAACTAGTATAAGATATTCTCCTGCTCCTCCTCGAATTTTTCGCATCTTCACGCCTTTGTTTTTCCTCGTCCTTCTCTCTTGTTTGTTTTTGAGTGTCCTCTTTTTCATGGTTCGTCTTAAACGCATGTTGACTAAATATTCTTTATATTCTATCGCAAGATAATTTAAATGACGAATTGCTAATTTTCTCCATATTTAAGAAGAAAAATTACAATCCTCATGAAAAATCAAGGGTTTTGCCCTACATGATGTAGGTGTTTTCTTTGTTTTTCTGAAAAAAGGGTGCAAAAAAGTTCCCTACACGTGTAGAGAAAAAACCTCGATTTTTGTTTGGGAAAAGTTTTTTGACTTTTCGATTTTGGACATTTATAAATGTCCATTTTTGAAAAACCCAAATATTTTATGGGAAAAAGCCGAACGTGAGACCATAATGAAAAATTATGGTCTGGTGACCAACAACCAGATTTTCACTTTGTGACGATAAACTTTTTTAGTCGAATTACTCAATTTTTCTTCTTTGGAGACAATATGGAGAAAAACATTGAGCAAAAATTGAGTAAATTGTTCTCATGTCAACTATGTGACTATACAACATCACGAAAATTGAATTATGACCGACACAAATTGTCAGCAAAACACCAAAAAAATGAAATTGAGTCAAAAAATGAGCAAATTGAGTCAAAAATTGAGCAAATTGAGCAAGACGATAAAATCACTATTTTGGACCCAACTCATATGTATCAATGCATTTGTGGTAATACCTATAAATATAGCAGAGGTCTTTTGAAGCATAAGAGCGTTTGTCCTAGCTTATATAAAGATGAATCCAACCTGAAAATGCTGACCAATTTGGTGTTAGAAGTTGTGAAACAAAACAAAGAACTCATTACCCAACACAATGAAGTACAGAAACAGAATCAAGAACTGACCACCAAGTTAGTCGAGATTAGTAGCAAGGGAGCCAATAACATGCAAATCAATCACACCAACAACAACAATACGTTTAACCTCAATGTGTTTTTGAATGAACAATGTAAAGACGCCATGAACATCATGGATTTCGTCGATTCTCTCCAGATTCAACTGTCAGACCTGGAGGCAATTGGGAAATTCGGATTTGTGGAAGGTATTTCGAACTTGATTGTCCGGAATCTCAAGGCACTAGATGTAACACAACGACCGATTCATTGTGCCGACAAGAAGAGAGAAATTATTTATGTAAAAGACCAAGACAAATGGGAGAAAGAAAATGACCAAAAGCTGAAAATCCGCAAGGCCATCAAACGAGTGGCGACCAAAAACCAAAAGTTGTTACCAAAGTATAAGGAAAAGCATCCAGGATGCAACTATAGTGAATCGGAATATGCCAATCAGTATAGCAAACTGGTGATTGAGGTGATGGACGACAACAACACGGACAAACAGGACAAAATCATTCGCAAAATCGCCAATGAAGTGGTCATTGACAAACGGTTTCAATAGTTCGCTGCTAACGGCCCGTCATCCTTGAATTCTCCAGTGGTAGTGTAGCGGTTCGGATAGGTGGGCATAAATTCCATGGGACCAGGTTTGTAGCGTTGGTCAAACAAGGATTGCGCTGCTTTGTAGCCAGGTACCCATGGTTTGGGGCCAAAATTCGCTTGGGCGGGTGGGTCGTTGGAGACGACGGTTTCGTGTGTTCCATAACCACTGGTCAACGGTGAATATTGAGGTGTCACCCCCACAGTGAGCTTTCCCCCATCGTTGGCGGCTGGAATGCAGGGGAGAGTTGCAGGCAACGGAGGCGAATATGGTTGACAACCTGGACAGTCCACATCGGCCAAGCATTGCTGACCAGTCATGGCACACCGGGCAGTGGGTCCACAGAAGTTCTGGCAACTGTAGGTGGTGTTCAGGGGTAGATTGACGGTGTGACTAGAACCCGACGTAAAGCTTTCTCTCTTCTTCTGCATGGAAATATAATCATTGACAGAGAGAAAATGAATCATCTGAAACACAGCCACCAGAAGAATCAGTGAAACAATAGGCATCCAATATTTGAGGAAGGCTCCCATATACAAGGGACGGATATTTTATATTTTATATCTTTTTGTTTCTCTGGTCGGCAAATATTCTGTGGTATTGGCATGGCATGGATTGGTATTTAACGAATTGGCGAATTATTTTATATCAATTAAATATAAAGCGGATGTCCAATGTTAATAACGATACAAGCGCACTAGACGAAAAGAAGAAAAAAGAAGCCAACAATGCAGCGAGTGATTATGGTGCTAAACTAAAAAAGTTCACTACGTCATTCATGACAGCCTTTTATGTGGTGTTGTTGTACTTCTCTTGCAGTGGGGTGGCCCTCATGTTGTGCAAGGTTGCCCAAAGCAATCTCTTGCCAACAGATCCCAGATGCTCTCCCTATACGGAGGAAAAGGTTGTCTTGCCTTCTGTGAAATCGAATATTTTCACCACGGGGGTCTTTACGGACCCCGAAATGTCGATGAAGTTGGTGTTTTCTACTACGTTAGAAAAGAATTTCACGTACCGCATATTGGACGCTATACGAGAGTACAAGGCGTCGCCGTCCTCCAATTTCCTGGCCAACTATTTCATCTCCATTGTAGAGGGGCTCGTCCAAATGAATTTTTCCATTATCAACACGGTGATGAACCAGGTGAATGGGTTCCCGGAAGTGGTCATTGTCTCATTGGGTCCGTTGATAAACGCAATTTTGTTTGGCATTGGGATGGTAGTCAATTTCTTCTATTTCATCTATTTGTATTTCGCGAATATGTATTGGTTCTTCAAACAAAACGCAAACGATACATCGGAGGATTCGAACGACAAACCACAGTGGCAAGTTGTCACCTTCGCCAGCCCCGTGGATTGGGGCATGGCTGTTGCGTTGGTGGTACTGTTTGTGTTCCTGTTCATCATCTTCTTGCCGATACTGGGCTTTGTGCCCTTAGTGATATTGGTGTATTGTATCCTGTCCACTCTCTCCTTCAAAGGCCAACTGAATGACAATCGGTCCATCTCGATTGCAGGTATAGTGACTGGGGTAATTGTGCACTACAAGTTGACAATTGTCACCATATTGAGTTTGGTGATGATATCGCTAGCCTTCAGTGGCCTCGGTACTATGCAAGGTATCATCGCCATCATCATCGCTTGCTGTATTTATTATGGATTGATACGGTTTGACACTTTTTCGCCAATCAATGAGACACATTTGACACCATTAGTGAGGAATGACCAACCCGAGAAATCCTGTCGACCAACCCGTGCCAAAAACATTTCCCTTGACGAGATGATGTTCGGTGGCGGCAAACACTTGAGTCAACACTTGCGTCATCGATTTAAAAAGTTGTTGAAACAGTTGAATTAAACGAATGAAGGCATAAACGAATGAAGGCATAAACGAATGAAGGCAAATTAATACTTAAACATACTGTAGGATAAGTATTCATTATTATGAGCAAAAAGTCGGTTTCCAAGAAACCTCTTCCATTTGTGAGTATCTGTACACCCACCTTTAACCGTCGACCCTTCATGCCCATCATCATTCAATGTGTGGAGAATCAGACATATCCCAAAGACAAACTGGAATGGATTATCGTGGACGACGGAACGGACAAAATCGAGGATATGGTGGCGCATCTCCCCTATGTGCGATACATCAAGTGTGATGACAAATTGGCGTTGGGCAAGAAGAGAAACATGACCAACGATGCTGCCAAGGGCGACATCCTCGTGTACATGGATGACGACGATTATTACCCCCCCAACAGGGTATCACACGCCGTAGAAAGACTAAGAGGCAGCAAAGCATTGTGTGCCGGGTCCAGTGCTATGTATATCTACTTCAAACACATCAACAAAATGTATCAGTTTGGTCCGTACGGACCCAATCATTCGACGGCGGCCACGTTTGCATTCAAGCGCGAGTTGTTGTCTCAGACGCGCTTCGATGAGAACACATGTATGGCAGAGGAACGGTTGTTTTTAAAGGATTATACGGTTCCCTTCGTGCAGCTGGATGTAGACAAGTCGATTGTCGTGTTTTCTCACAACCATAATTCGTTTGACAAGAAGGAGTTGCTCAAGCAATTGCCGAATCCGTGTGTGCATGAGACTACCGTGACGCCACGAGATGTGGTCAAAGAACCGGACGTGTTGCGTTTCTTCATGGAAGATATCGACCAGTTGCTTGCTGCTTATGAGCCTGGAAAGTTGGAAAACAAACCTGATGTCCAAAAGCAATTGCAAGAGATGCAGGAAACCAGAGAGAAAAAGAGGCAAGAACAGATACAGAAGCATACCGAATACCAAGAAACACTGCAAAAGATTAGCATGCTGTCGTTCCCCAAAGAAGCACAAGACCACATTGCACAGCAAAACATGATGTTACAGCAACTGACCATTGAGAACAAGCAGCTGAAAGACAAGGTCGACTATTTGAATAACAAAATGAAACAACTGATTGCCGAGTCCATTGAGCTTCGCAAGGCGGCCAAATAGGAACGAGACAAGGAGAAAAGAAAGAGGAAAAAAGTATTTTAACATAAGCCTCAAAAATAGTTTAAAGACAAAGAGGAGATATATTTTATAATCGATTGTTCACGTATGTATCAAGAGGAGCACTTCCACGAAGCTTCCGCTCGTAAAATAGACGATATTCAGAGGCAAGACCGTGGTTACAACGTTATCGTGCGCCCTGTGCTCCAAGCCGACGGTAAAATCAAGCAGAAACGTATCGCTGTCTATTCTTCCAGCGGAATGGGTAGCCGAATACGTGATGCAGAGTCTGGTCAGCACTACTCCAACATGGTAGGCTCCCGTGATGAGGATTTGTTCTTTACGGTGGTATTAGCAACTGGGGAATGTCACAGTGCCAATGGCTCGAGCACCTTGTTCTATCTCTCTCCGCAACATTACATGAACCATTTGGGCTATCATGTAAGCCAAGAGGTCATCAATGCTTGGGAGGCAAAGAGAGACGCTCGATTGCATGAATTGAAACGTGAATAGAAATTACACCCTTGAATATTGTAAAATGGGACATATTTTAATATAAATACAGTGTAATACTTATTAATTATTTATTCATGTATCCTTTCAAAATCAGTTTCTCTTCTAAAGAACAAAAAGAACAAAACAAGGATAAAATATATGGATACGCTAATGATTTAACAGAAATAAAAAACATAATATACAAATACGTAGATGAATATATTTATGAGTATAAAAAAAAGATATGTAATGAAATAGAACACAATGATGGAATTTCACAGCATACATTTTATAAAATGTATGATTTTCTACCAAGTGTAAAATATTTTGATATATCACCAAGAATATGGAAAGACTACGAAATAGATGAAGTAGAATTAAATGAATATTTTTTGTCCTATTTTAAATCTTCAATGGTGTAAAACAAGTAAAATTCTTCAAAATAACATACTATAATCCACTACGATAATCCACATCTAATAATATCACATGCTTGTTTGCATATAATATTATTCTTATGATTACCATCTTTATATGTTCTTTATCCTGATCAATTATTCTTCCACTTCTTCTATCTCTTCTTCGTCGACCTCTCGGTCAGCAGTTCCAGAAGCATTTTCCTTGGTATACTTTTCAATGTACCGGTAAATTCGATTGACGTCTAATTTGCTGATTTCAAAATTCTCTAACTGACCCATCCATTCAGAGGTACAATTGTTGGACATTTCAATAAAGAATCCAAACATATCTTTCTTGTCCATACCCAGTTTCTGACATAACTTTTGCACAAACAATGAATTGTTGTACTCGGTAGAATATTTGGTCAGGACCTTGGTGAAACGTACTTCGTCTTTGGTAACAGGGATTGCCCCCCCTTTCACTCTCCCCATGTATTCATGAAACAATTTGTTGTTCCGAAACGTTTTTATCAACGAACTCATCTCGTTGAACTGCCAAATCTGCTTTTGGAAAGTGATTCGGTCAATGTAGTCCGCATAGCAAATGTTGTCCAATTGGGCGAGATAGAAAGGAATCGATTGTCGCTTGTCGTCTTTGTCGATGGCGTCAATAATATTCTCATGCCACAGCAAGCCAACACTTGTGCGGTCTGTTTCGTTCATGATGTGGTTGTGCTCTTGAATGGAAAATTGGTGGGTCATCAGCTTCCTAGTCACTTTTTTGGTATCGTCATTATAGGATTTGATTTGAAAAATGTTGTCTAGGACGTCCGTGTGGTCAGTGAATAATTCACGTCTGTTTCGGTGCAATCGAAATACATTGTTCAATTTCCGCAAGTCTCCTTGCACATACGTGACCAACTTGGGCATGAGTTCGTTCTCAATGCCTGGCATCAATCGCTGGACCATACCTAAAATTTGCGGAGAGGTAGGCGACGACAACTCAATGGTGTAGCAGACCTTCATGAGCTCCTTGATTTTCTTGTCGACCTTGTAATTGCCTATGCAAATGATGGGATTCATGGTGACCTCTTCCAGCTTCTGCTTCTTGGTTTTTTTTGGACGAATGAGTTTTATCAAGGAATTGATGCCGCCTTTGTCTCCGTTGTTCATGCCATCGATTTCGTCCATGACGACCGCGATTTTCTGCACATTTTTGTGGAAGAGACTCATGATGTTCTTGTCGGACATATTGTGCTTCGTGATGTCTTCAATGACGGAAGTGTTGCGTATGTCGCCAGCATCATACTTGACAATGTCATAATTCAGTTCCTTCAAAATTTTGGATACAAACGTGGTTTTCCCAGCACCTGGTCCCCCGTACACGTAGATGCCCTTACGGAAAAGCAAGTTGTGTTTGTTCGCTTCGAATTCTCTGAGAATGTTTTTCATTTCTGCCTCCTGTTTTTCTCTCTGCAACAGGATGTTTATGTTTATAAGGTCCATTTACTTGTATTGATTGGTATTTATATATTTAACAATATTCTTTTTATGTAGATTTTTCTTTAAATCGAGATTTGCAAAATATGCTAGCAGCACCTGACGACACTGCTCCGAATCTTGTTCCAAGCAGAAATGATGAAGAAAATAAATGAAATTGTTGAACACCATGTTCTTGTATCTGTATTCACGGTTTTTTAGCCATTCTTCGATGTTCTCTCTGACAATGTAGCTGAAGACAAACTCATTGTCGCGTTTTACAGTGTCACGCACATAGGCGATGAACGAGGGAATGCGCTTACGCAACGTGGGGTGATACAATTCATAAAACCGTTTGTTCGTGCATACAAGGGTTTGCACCGGAACAAATGCCAGAATCAACCGCACAACATCGTCTGGTAGTCGTTCGTGAATCATTTTTGGATTCTTGTGCGATGTGATATATAATATATTACTATACTTCTAATAAAATGTTGCATTTATTAAGGTATCCAATATATTATATTTCAGCTTCAGTTTCAGCTTCAGCTTCAGTTTCAGCTTTGGTTGTCCCTCTGTTATTTATTGAGACGATGTTTGGCAAGGGTTGTTGACACCGTATGTGATGCCGTCCCATGAAATACCGCATTTGTTTGCCCACTTGTATTTGGTACATACTCCACGTGAGCCAGAGAAAGCAGGGGTGTTGAAATTCATGGTCAAATGTTTCTGTCCACTGGCAGGAGGACATGTTCCTAAATCTTTGGTGTTGACACAGAGTGGTTTCTCTGCGGTTCCATCAATGGTCCAATAGTCTGGACATTGTGGTGTCATTGGTGGCCATTGTTGGTCCTTGGTCTTACCTAAAATGATGCCAATGACCACTAGCGCAATAATCAATATGATGATGGCAGAGAAAAGAATGGTTTTCTGAAACGTTTCCATATAAAGTAAATAAATATATTTTTTTCTATTTACTTATTTTATAATAATGAGCAACCAAGTAAACAACGGTCGAATCAACATCAAATCACCCAATACTTCAGCATTGTTTCAATTGTATGACAAAATTCCGGCCAACCAATGCGTGACATACCGCAACGCCACGGAGGGTCTATGGGACAGTACGGCCTTGTCGCGAGCCTATTTCTCTCTAGAGAACATTCAAATGATTCAAAATGGAATTCGTGCAGGCATCTATCACAAGTCCAATGGACAATACCTTATTGGCCCACAAGACTGTGATTCCCTCAAAATCATTATGCGCAGCGTGTTCTTGCAACATGCGTCCAACCAGCCCACCAACCTTCCCGAGCAAATTGCGGCTCTCAACGAAATTGTGCTCAACTACTGCATCCAGCAAGTGTACAGCGAAGCCCAGGGATACATGAAATACGTAGACGATGTTAGCACATTGGTCGTGCCAATTGCCCATCCTGTGCAGGCAAGCAATACTGACCGCACAATCGAGTTTAAGAACTGGTTTTAGGAGAGAAGAAAGTCTGTGCGCTCTGGAGCCGCAAATAACTTTCCTGACATACATAATTATAAGATGGACGACAATATTGTGTTGATTTGCGCAACTGGACGTTCGGGGTCTACTACCCTTCAACGTCTACTCAACACCATACCAGATTCAAATATTTGTGGAGAGAACTTTGGGGCGGTTTGTGCATTGCTGGAATTTTACCGCAGAATCAAACACACCAACACACAAAGAAGAGGACGACCCATATCATATGATAGTTTGGTGCAACACAATGTGAAACCAGCTTGGTACAACTCCTTCAACTACGACAATATGGTGCACATGATAAAATGCACCATTCTCCATATGTTCAAAAACAGTCCCACAACTTCTTTATGGGGATTCAAGGAGATTCGGTATGACGCTGGAAACATCCAGTATATCCAAGATTTCAAAGAGCTGTTCCCTCAAACAAAGGTGATAATCCATATTCGAGAGAACATTCAAGCACAGAGCCTGAGTGGATGGTTCAAAAAGGACCCTAATGCCATGAGCTTTTTGAAGAAAACCACGAAGGAGCTGATAGACTTTGGATTGAGACACAATAAATGGTGTTATCTATCCAGTTTTGAACGAATGTTTGACAGAAATCAATTGCGAACTATCTTTTCATTTTTGGGATGTGGAGAGAAATACGATGAAACCAAGGTGACTTCGGTTTTGGAACACAATATCAAGGATTGATGTCAAGAGACCCTGTCATAACTTGCTGCGTGGTTGCAGTCTCTTTTTGAATTCTTCACGCTCTTTCTCGTTCATGTGTTTGCTGTGCAAGCATGTGGGGTGTTAGTAGTAGTAGGGTCTATACGGAAAAAATAATATATTTATATATTCTTGTTCAACAACTTTATATATTATTTTTTACATCATATTTTTTACATCATATTTTTTACATCATCATATATTTTTTTTTGCATCAATAAAGTTTTTAGGGGTTGGTGTTTTGCTTTTTGGACACCAGCTTCTTAGACGAAGCAATGACACGCTTCTTGGATTTCTCTTTTTCCTTGTCTTCTTCGAAAACACGGTTTCTCTCCTCCTTGTATTCCAAGTATTGTTCCTTCAAGACATCCAACTCTCTTCGCCACATTGTTTGAATGCTGGTGGATATGACAGTCTGCAATTCCAACTCCTTATTGTGGCATTCAGCATTCAGTCGTGCAACGTTCTCCTCCGTCACGGAATCCATAGGCATCTTCACCAAATACTTGTAATCAGTGTCTTGGTCCATGACCGTGTACCCCTTTGCGCTCAACAACTGGATCACCACCTCCTTGCTCTTTCTGCGCAAATCAACTGTCCCTTCCAAGTTTTCACGGATATACCGAGCCTTGTTCGTGAGCAGCAGCACTTCTCTCTCCAAACTATGTATCATATACTCCTTTCGGGTTTGATACAGTTTCAAACGCACGTCAAAGTATGAATCAATGATATCCGACACCTTGTCGTACTTTTGCAGCGAATCGTTGGCGTCGAACAAGTGCATATTCGTGGTGGTGCTGGTGGTAAAAAGCTTCAACAATTTCTCCACCCCGTTGCATCCATGGTCACAAGGTTGTTGTTCCATCTCGTCCAACTTGCCTTTGGCAAAAGTAATCGTGAAATCTACATTGGTGTCCTTGCTCATGTCCTCGTAATCACGTAGAACGGCTGGAATCTTGTTCTTGTCCTTGTCCTCACTAGGCACAATGAGGTTTTCCAGCAACTCTTTGAAATCCTCCGTCCAAAAACCAACCGGCAGCTCCGTGACACGAATTTTGTCACCTCCCAGCTTCTCATACGTGCCTCGAACCAAGAACTTGCTCTCTGTCAGTTTCGTGATAGTGCCCTTGAAGCCTTCGTAGTACGGGACAAATTCCATGCCATCGTCTATGGTTGCATGGTCGTGCAATTTGATTTGCAAGTACTCTATGATTTGCAGGGGATTGTAACACATGATGTCCGTGCTGAACCCCGTTCCAATGCCCTTCGAACCGTTCACCAGAATCATGGGAATAATCGGGGCATAGTAAATGGGCTCAATACTCAATCCATCGTCGTTCAAATACTCCAAGACATAATCGTCTGCAACTGGAAACAACGCACGGGTCAATCGGTTGAGCAAGGTGAAGATGTATCTCTCGGAAGCACTGTCTTTGCCACCCTGCAACCGTGTGCCAAATTGACCATTGGGTACAAACAAGTTGATATTGTTAGACCCCACAAAATTCTGCGCCATACCGACAATGGCTGCGTTCAAACTGGCTTCGCCATGATGGTAACTCGAATGCTCCGACACATAGGCTGCAAATTGGGCCACCTTGATTTCCGACACCAAGTTGCGTTTGAATGCGGCGAACACTATTTTGCGCTGTGATATCTTCAATCCGTCCATCAAATTCGGGATGCTGCGGTCGCAATCGTACTTGGAGAAATGAATCAGCTCACGGTGGACAAACTCTTCGTAAGAGACAGACTTCTTGTTGGTATCTAGGTAGGCATCCCGGCTATAAACTTTCAGCCACTCCTTGCGGTCATCCGCACGCTTCTTGTTAAACACCATGTCGATGGCATCGTCTGACGGTTGACCAGAGAACGCGAAATCCACGACCTTCTTGTTCGCAAAGTATTCCTTGAATTCTTTACCCGTGCTGGTTCCGAGACCTTTGTAGTACTTGATTTTCCATCCGCGCGTATCGTTGACCTCCTTCCAGCTCTCGAATTCTCCCTCATTGTAGAAATTCAGTTCCTGTTCGCCTTTCTTTGCCTTCAGGATAGGGGTGTTCATGAAGCCAATGAATCCGGGAATTTGTGCCAACGTAGGCCACTCACAGGTGAACAAGTTGATGCATAACCCTTTGATGTGACTGCCGTCTAAATCCTGGTCTGTCATGAAAATGACGCGGCCATACCGCAAAGTCTTGTGTGCCTCTTCCACACAGGGATACTGTTTTCCTGTGACCAGACCAAGGATTTGCTTGATTTCAGCGATTTCCTTGTTGTCGGTGATTTTCTTGATGGGTTCTCCGCGCACATTCAGCAGTTTGCCCTTCAGGGGATATACTCCGACACTGTTGCGGTCCTCCGAAGACAATCCAGACAAAATACCCGCTTTGGCAGAGTCTCCCTCACACAGAATCAGCATGCACAGATTCGACCGGTCCGTTCCAGCCCAATTGGCGTCCGTCAGCTTCGGAATGCCGCGCACCGATTTGGACTTGGTGCCGTCCGTGCGTTTGGCCGCCTTGTTTTCTTTCACTTCCGTCAATTGCACCGCAGCATCCATGACACCCATCTTGGCTACCTTCTCGATGAACTTGTCGCTCACGTCGCATCGCGAACCAAATTTCAACGAAGGAGTGTTCATGTAATCCTTGGTCTGACTGTCAAAGGCTGGGTTCTCAATGTCACACCGTAAAAAGAGTATCAATTGCTCTTTGATGGACACTGGGTTCACCTTGGTTTTCTTCTTCTTCTCGATGTAATCCACCAATTTGCGCACGATTTGATTGAGGATGTACTCCACGTGCTTGCCACCCTTGGAGGTATGGATACCGTTGACAAAGGAGACTTGTACAAATTCCGACGACGGGGTCAAGGCCACTGCATATTCCCAGCGCCCTTCGGAGCCACCCTCTTCATAGACACGTGGTGCCACGGATTTGTCTCCAATGTACATGTTGATGTATTGCTCGAAATTTTTGACCGGGACCAAGTCTCCATTGTACTTGACCTTAATAGCTTTGTCTGTGATGGCACCAATGTCAAAGACACGCTTCTTCAACAAGGCCACCATGTCGGGACACAATCCTGCAATCCCTAGACGTGCATAGTCGGGTTGGAACGTGATTTTGGTGTATGGTTTGGTCTTGCATTTGGTGACTGACGGTTTGCAAATCTCGTCCAAATTGTGTTTGTATTCTTGCACATATTTGAGCCCGCGAATGTGGTCCACCGTTTCAATGCGTCCGTAGCTAGACCAAATGAGCACGAGTTTGAATCCGAATCCGTTCTTGCCGCCCACGATTTTTTTCTCCTCCTTGTTGTAGTTTGTCGAGGTGCGTAGATGACCAAACACTAGCTCGGGAATCCACACACCGTCCTTCT